TATATACATATCTAAGTTCTTTCCTAGGACGGAACTGAGAGGGATGTAGATTCAAAGTTAGCAGTAGTATCGTATACTATGACACATGACTTTCACTTATATCACCATCAACTGGTTATAAGGGAGAGAAAATTCTACCTTATAATTTTTGAGAAGATGATTTGATATGTCACGTAACAGAGTATTACGGATCAATTGAAAAGCCTTTCTATTACTTCCCTCTCTATCAATTGATTTACGATTAGGAGGCGAAATAATATAACTATAGTCAAACAATTTATTTATTTCAAAATCTATGGAAATTTCACCATAGAACTCTGAATATTTTAAAGGGTTAGACAATAGTAATTCCACGCGGTTAAGATCATGCAGTAATTTTTTACAGCATATCTCAGCAGCAGGGAATGAAAGCAGTATCTCATTTAGGTCCATCTGCGATAACGTAGGTGTGCCTAAAGTGTCGATAGGACTAGATACTTTAATCATGAACTGATATATCTGTTCATAGAGTATCGTCTCTAATCCTTCTAACTGTGCTTTAATTTTCAAGAATAAAATCTCATAAAGTAGTTTCTTAGAAACTCCTTCATTAGATCAATGGAATGACAAACCTTTTGCCATTAGGAATTTATTACAAAACCCTAACACATTAGTTTTGCCATTCTTATATTCATTGTAATTAATAAGTAAAGATAATTCTTTTTCGAAAAATCTTGTAATCTTCACAATAAAACGTGATGAGAAAAGATTTAAACGAGAAGAATAAACTTTAACACAGTTGGAGACATTTAAGTCTAACATCAGACCCCTTTGATTAACATCGTGGATGAGATCGATGATACCGGATTTACTGGTACCTCGAACTAATCAACTAGAGAAAGAAATGGGAGAGACGTCATATATATGTCAGAAACATCTTTTCGCAAATTCAAAGAAGTTTTTACCTTCTAAAGTCTTTGGTATTGATATTTCGACACCTATATTACGTAATATGTTAGCGTACTCTGTCGCCAGGTCCTTTTGAAAAATCAGCACATCATCGCCGAGAAGTATATACTCAGCAGATCTCCAAGACCGCTTTAAGTTTTTACAAGCTGTAAAGAAGATAAAATGATGTAGCAAAGTCGTTAAGCCTCATGAAGAATATGAACCCATAGGAGTACCTACTTTGTAGGAAAACTTTGAGTCTTTATAATCATAAGGTGTACCGACTAAAAGATATTCTCATGCATCTGCATAACCACTTCCGAAAACTTGACTAATAAATTCCTTAATTAGAAATAAAGGGAATCTATCAGTAAAAGATTTAAGGTCGTAACAATGCTTGATGCAAGTCATACTAGCAATTTCAGATAAACCTTGAGCTTGATCAAATGTACGATCTTGCTTAATGTTTTTAAGAATATTGTAAGAAAACTCATGAAGAGGCTTGAGCGCAGTTTGCGATCAATAATCTAATTGAGCTACCAAACGGGTTTTCCCATCTGGTTGACTAAAAACAGATATACGACGAACTGTTTCATGTTTAGGAGTTTTCCTCACTAAACCAGAAACAGGATCGTAAAAATGTTCC